CACCATCAATGAATTTAAGATTTTCAAGGATAGCAACACGTTCGGGTCCTGGCATAAACGCACGACCTTTCTTGCGGGCAAGCCAAGCATCGCTGTTAACTCCCACTATCAGGACATTACCTAAGGCTCTAGCGGCTTTCAAATATTCTATATGTCCTGAGTGTAGCGGGTCAAATCCTCCGGTACACAGTACTACACGATTAATCACTTTACAAATCTTTCCTTAGGTGGTCTCGTTATACCAACTGGTTTAAGAAGTTGAGTTTCTCTGGTTGTTACACTTGGTTGTTTAAGTTTAGATTCTTTAGATTCAACAGTCGTATTAAAAATACCATTAATCGTCGGCTCGCCTGCTTCTTCGGGAATCACTGTTTTCTGTGAAATCCAATCAATGTAATAATTTTCTTTATCCAACCAAGGCATGATCACTTCTTCTTGTTTTAAGAAACCATTTTTATTAATACTTTGCACCACGCTAGGGTGTAGTAAATTTTTATCTGCAAGATCAAACCAGGAGGTAGTTTTAGGATCCATTGGCTCAACATCACTCTTATATACAGCCATCTGTATCCATGGATCATTAAACTGTTTTAATAGATACGCATCACGACAATCAAACCCATTGACTGCCAGCATATACATTAAACTAGTTGGGGTATAATTAAAATAACATCCAGAATAGGTCCTACTATAGTATCTATTATATTCTACGCCATTACTCTGTGGAACATGTAGGACCAGCATACCGTTGACCGTCATTTGTTCATTCCAAAAACGGAGGGTTTCCATTGGATTATGACTATATTGTAGACTGTCCTGGCTCCACATGAGATCGATACTAACTGGTAAGATTTGTTTTTCAGTAAAATCTCTATTGATCTTATTAATATTAACGAGATCAGGAACTTGACTTAATTTACCTGCATCTCGATCAACAGCAAAACAATTATAATTGTATGGTTCTGGTGGATCATCTTTGCTTTCTAGCATGGCCCACCAGGTAATATCACTACCTGTTCCGCAGCCCATGTCGCAGACAGTGCGTAGACTTTCTAAGAAAGTATCGTACCCGTTAATGAGATCTAATGTTTTTTGATTAGCCAATTGATGCATCCTCCATACCTGCTGTCCTTAAACGGGTAACATGTCCTAGCATGAAGTTCTTGCTTTCAAGACCTTTCATGATACCCAACCACTTGTTACGTAACAAGGCTACTTCATTAATAATAGTTTCAAAATCAATGACTTCATCTTCACCATCAACATACTTTTCTACGTCACGACTAGTTAATGCTCGTTGATAGTTTTCTAAATACTTTTGAAAGTGTGTCCTACGTATCTTTCGTAGTTTAATATTAAGATAATTAAGCACCGCTTCAACCTCTTGCAGTTGATTAAAGCGACGCTCAGTTATACCGGGCAGGCCAGCGAGATTTTTCTCTATGTTACCATAGACAGCAACTTCTCGTCGTGCTTCTTCTAATTCCTGTTCATAGTGTTGTATGAAGTCAGGAATGCTATTTAAACTAGCTACTACTCGACTATACCACATTAATAGTCATCACCGTCATCTTCTTCATCAGCGATCGCTTGATCTTCTTCATCGCCGAGATATTCTTTAACAGCACGACCTAGATAAGCATCAGTGCCACCAAATGTTTTAAGCTCACTTTCAGTGATATTGTGATCAGCCGCAACACTAATCACGTGATCTGCAGCAGCTTGACGATCTTTAGGATTGATATACTCTTTACAAGTAAGCCAAACTTCACTAGCAATATCTAATTCAATGCTCATTCTGCTGCCTCCTCTTCTGTTTCTTCAACTACTTTTGATTCAGTACTTAGCAAATTAACATTTGATGATAATTCTTTCATAACCTTATCTAAACAACCATCTTCATTACGTTCCCAGGCTTTACGGAACTGTTTAATAGTTGTTTTATTAGCAAAGGTGTAAACTAAACTGTTACCTTCTTTTGCTAATAAGCTCTTAGCTTCTAACATGTCTGTTAAGCCGCTGTATGGACTCATACCAGTTTCGTATGGAATCTCAACTTGTACTGACTCAAAAGGTTTAGCATAACGTGTTTTCATGATCTTACAAGCAGCACGGATACCGTTTACAGTTGTAGTCTTATTACCATCAGCGTCTGTTTTAAGTTTAAGTTTACGCATAGCTACAACGATACTTGACGCATAGATAAAGCCTTGACCACCCGAAATCTTATCATCTGGATCAAACATGTCCTGGCTCGCATAAGTGTGGTTTGTACAAACTAATCCAAGATTCAATGTACCAAACATATTAACACAATTACGTACAAGTGCTGTCAATGCTTTAGGTTTACGGCCCATGTCACCTTTCATTTCACCTGCTTCAAATTGGTTAACGTCTGTCGGAGTTAACATCATACCTAATGAATCTAGAACAAACAATACTTTTGGACGATCTTCTTCTGGAAGTGTGCGATACTCTTTAACAAAGTCACTGATAACTTTAGCCACATCATCGATCATAGCCATGTTAAGTTTAAGTAGTTTGTCTTCAGTGGTATCCACACCAAGTGCGTGTAACCATGATTCATCAAGTGCATTTTCTGTATCAATCAAGATAACATAGATGCCTTGCTGTTGCGCATGACGCACAATGTTACCACTACAGATAAATGATTTGCCTGCCCCTGACTCACCAGCAAATACTGTTACTTTACCCATCGGAATACCTTTGTTAAAATCTCCACTTAGTAAGTAGTTTAATGTGTAATTGCCTGTTGAAATCCAATCTGTTGGATCATTGAATCCAATACCAAGACCTTCAATGCTTTTGGTAATTGATTTTCTAAATTTACTAATATCAAATGGTTTTGCCATATATTTCTCCTTGGTCTACTTTAGTCTAGTATAACAGGTATTGCTATGTTTTTCCTAGAGCTAAATTCTTCTAAAAAATGTTTCATTTGTCCGTATAATGTTTTATTAAATTTTGATGTTTGTATTGCACCTTCAAGTATTTCTAATCCATTTATATATTTCCTATCTTTAATACTATTAATTCTTTCTAATATTTTTGGTTTATGTCGATCCGATAGAGTATTCAATGATAGTATAGTCGGATACTGACAGTAGGCTATGTCCCATTTTATATTTGTTGGATTTAAATTGTAAAATTTATCCATTAATTCAACTGTATTATCAAAATCTTGTATAGTAATACTGGTCATCAATGATACAAAAGTTATTTTAATATTTGAAGGGCTATTATCAATCAAATATCGTATGTTATCTAATAGTACGTCAAAATCCATTCCATATCTAGAAAACTCTGCATTTTCTCTGGTACTATCTAAGCTGACCGCCATATTAATTTCTTTATACTTGTTTGCTAAATTTAAAATCTTATCAAGCGATGTTTTCTTACAAGACAAATTGGTAGTGATCCCCAATTTATTGGAATTGATACATTCAACCACTCGAAATAGATGTTTGTTTTGCAACGGCTCGCCGCCGATGATATTTAAATTTTTCACAAATTTATAAGTTTGTAACCATTTGATTGTGTTATTAATATTGTTTGAATTTTTTTCATTGTTAGCATAAAAAAATCTGTCAGAATAGAGTTTATAAGGTTTTTTCTTTACATCAGTTTCCCATTGACTACTAAATTTTGGATTACAATAAGTACATTGAAAATTACACTCGTTGCCTAGATTAATTTCTATTTTTCTAGGACTGATAGTATTATCTATATATTGATCTATTGTTGAATAATCAAATTCAGAAAGATATGATTGTCTTAAACTTGTATATCCTTGGTTTTCAACTTTCCAACAATAACTACAAGAAGGATCTTGAATTCCCGATAATAGATTTTTTTTTTGATCATCGAGTGCTCGTTCGATATCTTCTTTTTTAGTGATTTTTACTGGAAAAGATTTACAGCAAGAATATACATAATTCTCGTTTAAATTAACAAATATCTCGTTCCATTTTGCAGGACAGAAAGTTTTTAATATAGTCATATAATAGTACTGGACCCCAATTTTATTTACTTAGCTTAAGATGTCTTTTGACGGTTACGGATCATCGCTAGGATGTCTTCAGCACGTGCTGTTCCGGTCTGTAGGATCATTGAATCCAATACCAAGTCCGTCGATTGACTTGGTAATTGACTTTCTAAATTTTGATATGTCAAACGGTTTTGCCATGTTGTTCTTCTAGATATAGCTATATTATACTCATTGTTTATAAATTGCAACTAAATTTGTTTTAAATCTCTAATGTATTTGTATAGAAAAATTATTATTATTAGATAGATTTCGATAAACTATTAATCTATAATCAAGTAAATTTTTTTCAAGATTCAAAATATTGCCGAGATTTATCACATCCCCGATTGGACTTCTATTGTTTAATTTACACCAATCACTATACTCTTTACTTGGTTCAAAACTTTCTGGCTTAGATAAATTAAGAGAAATGAATCCTAAAAATTGATCATATGAATTTTCATCGTTATACTCGAGATTATTATCAAATTGTTGATATTTGTTATATAGTGTTCTTCCTAGATGATGAAATGTCATTTGGAGATTACACTTATCGTGTGAAAGTAAATCTTTAGTAAATGGATTATCGAATTGTACCCAGGGGCGGTCTGTTATAGAAAAATCTATATTATAGAACATTTGTTCAATTTTGTGTACATTTAAATTTATCTCATTATAATTCTCTAGTAGATTTAGTTTTGATAATATCGATCCTAGTGGCTCTTGTTGTATAGTATCAGGAAATAGATCATGTATGTTACATAGAATATCATCGGCATAATTAATGTGGGTTTCACACACAATACTGTGAGAGTTAACCCAATCTGCGTGTAATTTATTTAAATTATTCTGATTCAAATATTGATCATGCTCGAATACGTCAATGGTATTATTAATTAATTTAGGTAGCCAGGTATTTGTTTGATCGATAATAGAATTTAGATTTTCTATCGTTTGATTTAATTTTTGAGCAAATGCAGGATTTCTCTGAGAAAAACTATTAATTTTATTCTTATTTAATAAATCTAAATAGTATTCCAATACCTTATCATTTGTTGATTCAAAAGGAATCACATCTCCAGAATTGTTAAAAACGATATCAAATTTCATTATTCGAATCCAGCAGCATAGAAGTATTAAGGGTAGGATCGTACCTACCCTTAACCTTATTTACTTAGCTTAGTTTGCTTTCTGACGGTTACGGATCATCGCTAGGATGTCCTCAGCTCTGGCTGTGCCACCTGCTGGAGGTGTTGCAACTGGTGCTGTAGGTGCCGCTGGTGCAGCTTCTGTAACCACTGGAGCAACTACAGCTGGAGCGGATTCAAATTCCTCATCTGCCACTGCTGGTGTTGCTGTTTGTGCTATGGGTGTAGCTGATTCAGCTGAGACGATTGTTACGCCTCTTGGTTTGTAATAGTTACCCCAACGATCTGCGTCATATGCTTGACCATCTACTGATGCTTCAAACATTTCTTTCATAACTTTAAGTTCAACTTCGCTTGGTTTCTTAGGTAAGAAATCTTTCAAGTTGTATAAGCCATGAGTTTCAATAGCCGCTGCTTCTTCTGCTGTTAGTGCAGATTCTTTGCGTGACCATTTTGACGTGCTGTAGTCAGCATAACCACCTTTTGATGTTTTAGTAACAGTAAAGTCTAAACCACCTTGGTAGTCTGTTGGTAAGTTTTCTAACTCTGGATCAAGTAATGCTGATTTGATCAAGTTAAAAATCTGTGGACTAATGATAAATCTACGAATTGGATTTTCTGGTGTCTTATCGTCTGTGATAGGATTCTCACGCACAAAACCTTGGAACAAGTATGATCTTTTCTTCCAATACTTACGACCCATTTCTTCTAAACTTTGGTCTTTGAACCAAGTACGTACTTCTGCTAAGATTGGACATGCTTCGCCCCACATCTCAACGCATGGTACTTGAACTGTGACTGGTTTACTATCTGCTTGACCTTTAACGCCAGCGAATGGTAAATTGATCATTGCTCGTTCTGCCCAAAAGAATGTGTTTTTTGTGTCTGCGTCTGGAAGGAATCTAATGCGAGCATTTGTGCCTTCTTGGATGTTCCAGTGTGCGTAGATAGCGTTGTCGCCACCACTTTGTGAATTGCCACCTGTACCGCGTGACTCTTGTGCTTGTAATTTTGCACGGATTTCTGCTAATGATGTTGCCATGGTATTACTCCTTGTGTTTTAAGTTGGTCTTTA